GCTGTGAGGGTAAGACAGGCGGCTGATTATCTCCCAGCCATCTGCCTCATACTTTTCTATATCATCATGGGTGACGTAACGCAGAATCATGCTACTTGCCTGATAACTTCGTTAAGAGCCGTGTTGAGTTTGCTTCTACCGCGCCCACGGTTTTTGATTTTGTTGTGAGCGTACCAGACGCTGGTATGGTCACACCCAAATGGCCTGCTAACCTCAGCGAGAGACAGACCCAGCACTTCAACACCGATGTACATTGCGATGTGCCGAGGCATTGCAAACCGTCTGCGCTTTGATGTGATTTCATTTGCCTCAACCCCTGTTACCTCGGCTGTGATTTCTATCACCTTGTCCAGACGCTCATCATAGTGCATCGAATGGGATAGTCTCATTCGCCTCTTTAACATTTTTGAGATAATTATCTCTAAGACATTCGCTTGAGCAAAAGTGGTTTTTGTTTCCATTAGTGACTCCCTGATATTTCCAGTTGAATTTATGGCCGCAGAACGAGCAAGTATCAAACCTATCTGGCAGTTCAACCTTGCTCTTCTGCTTTTTCTTCAGCCACCGCATTAAAACGGTATTTCATCGTCCAGTGATTTTTGCGCGGCACCGTTGGTCTGCGCTGGGCGGTCTTGCCACTCGGACACTTTGAGGCTGACATATTTCTTGCCAGCTTTAGATTCGTTGTGCCATGCAGAGATGCTGTACTTGGTGCCTTCAATCGTCACCGAGCCACGCATATCTGGACGGTTCTGGTTATCGCCCTTGTCATTGTCGAACAGACTACCAGTCATGTCCTTCTGTTCATATATATCAGCCATTAGCTAACTCCTGTTTCCTAGCTGTAAATAACTGCCTGTCATCTGCTGACAGACCTAGCTGTACTTCATTATACAGCTTCTTCAAGCTGTCCATGTTTGGACAGAGTGAAATCTTAGTAGCCAGAGACATCTCTGGCGTTTTGAAAGTAGAGGGTGGTGCGACATCTGCTGTCCGATTTTTGCCATCTAACTGAGCGCTGTTTGCAGATGCCGCGCCCTCTCCAGCCGTGCTTCTGGAGCTGTCCAGTCGGGCTGAAGTCGGTGCTGGCATATCCTCGCCAGCATATAAGTGAATACCAAGCCCCGTAGCCATCGAGATGGCCTTAGCCATGCAACGCTGTATCTGTGCGTTCACCTCGAAGCTGTTGGGGTTCTGAATGGGTTTATTAGCATGGTTCAGGACGGGCATAATCTCTGTGGTGTTTACCTCGCCCTCGCCTAGATGCACAGTGACCTGTACATAGGCATAGCCCTGACTGTCCAGCATCATAGGCAACAGACTGCCATCAGGTTGCTTGAACTGATGCTTGACCACGATAGCATTAGGCACATGGTCTTTCAGCAAGCGCAGGGCATGCGCCCATGACAGGTAAGTGAATCCGTTTTTCTTTTCCGTGAATTTGCGAATGTCGATTTGCGACATGGTTGCCCATATGTTCATTTATATCTCCCTTAAAATCTCAATCTTCTCGACCTTGTCTAAGTCGCCATACTCAAGACAAGCTCCCGTCAAGGCTTGCTTGGGTGCATTGTTGCTGTGGTAAAATTCATAAATCTTGCCATCACTTAAATAGAAAATCACTTTACATTTCAAATCTGCCATAATGCTCTAGCCTCATCTTTGGTTTCATCGTCCCACAGGAACGGGTGGTTAAAGTCTGGCTCAATAATGCCAGCCAATACTTTCGGGTCTGTGCTGATAGACAGCAAACGCTCACGCCTCACGGCTGTCCTGCGGCGTTCTTCTAAACAATATGCCAGATATTCTGGCTGTAGCTGGTCACAGTTGTCGGGGCTGTACAGCACTGCATCTGTTGCCGAGACATATGCTATGTGAGGTATCAGGCCAGTGGCGTGTGCGTATATAGCCACCTGACAGACATGATTGAAGTCAGGCTTGGAAGGAATAGATGCCTTGACCCAGCCTCTGGTTCCGTCCTTCTTGACCGCGCCCTGCCGAGGTGCCTTGGTTTTTATTTCGCAAAATGCATCGGATGAGCATAGGTCTATGTAACCCAGCACAGGTGCTTGAACGCCCTTTAGAGATACCTCCACCTTGCGCTCATCCTCTGCGCCCCCGAACTGTTCAGCCAGCAGGTCAATGCCGTTATTCACCATGTCTGGCAGTATTTCACGGAACTTATCACGCTTCTCGACAGGCTCACCTGCTGGGGCATCGTGGAAGTCATAGCTCATAAGCGCCTGCTGGATTGCTTCGTCAATGTCAAAGCCTGCTGTTAGCACTGCTTGAATGGCGTTGTGTGAGGCAGTTCCGACTGCCGCATTGTAGCCAACTTTAATTTCACGCCTGCGCTCTTTTGATAAATAAACATATTCAAACAGCCAGTTTGCATCAGGCTTGCCTAACTGCGATGGGCTGTGATGTGATATGGTTTCATTTAATTTCATAACTTGGAGTTCAACTTTTTTGTTTACAGTTTCCTACTCTTACTTTAGTAGTGGTTATAATTACATATGTCAACACAGAAAGCAGGGGTTAAGTATGAAGCTCGCAGAATACATGGTCAGCAAGGGTTTGCGCCAGTCTGACTTGGCTAAGACTTTGGGGGTTAGTCAGGTGACAATCCACAACTGGATATATCACAAGCGGCCACCATCAGGTCAGCACATGATGGACATTTTTAAGATGTCTGGCGGCAGAATAAATTTAAGAGATTGGGCGGAGGCTTTCGATGAAAAAGGCAGGTAGGTATAAGCGTGGTTCGCTTGATGGTTTGACTGAAAAGCAAATTCAGATGATACACAAGCAACAGCAACAGGCTTGGTCTGAGACATTGCCTGACGATGCCTTCGGGGATGATGTGGTTGATGAGCCTACTTATGGCAGGGTCAATCTTCGGGCAACTGATGTGACAGGTGGGGGCAGTAGTCTTGGCTAATAGGCAAAAAGAAAAGGGTTCTCGCTTTGAGCGTGAGATTGTTGAGATGGCTAGGCTGAGGGATTTGGAAGCCCACAGGGTGCCGCTATCGGGTTCAGCCGCAGGCTTTAAGGGTGATGTGCATATCAAGAAGGGCAGGGAAGTCTGGGTTATCGAGGCTAAGAAGAGGGCTGATGGGTTCAAGTTCCTGTACCAGCACCTCGATGGGGCTGATGTTCTGGTAGTGGGCGCTGACAGGAAGCAGGCGCTAGCTGTGCTGGATTTAGGTGACTATCTGGACTTGTTGGCAGGGAAGCTGTGATGTTGAGGCACGTTGACTTATGTAGTGGTATTGGCGGCTTCGCATTGGGACTAGAGTGGTCAGGCTTATCCAAGCCTGTACTGTTCTGCGACAACGATAAGTGGTGTCAGAAAATATTAGCAAAACATTGGCCGCATGTGCCGATAGCTGATGATGTAAAGGATATAGCTAATGAACCAAGACGATTTATTTCAGAACCAATCGGAATCCTCACGGCTGGCTACCCATGCCAACCCTTCTCAGTCGCAGGGAAAAGGCAAGGCGAAAAAGACCCTCGCCACATCTTCCCAGCAATACTTGAAATTGTTGCACAAACAAGACCCACTTTTACAGTTTTCGAGAATGTTTATGGACACATCTCTATGGGCTTGGACAAGGTACTCAATGGAATGGAAAGTGAAGGCTACGCCATCAAACCGTTTGTTGTGCCAGCTTGTGGTGTCGGAGCCTTGCACAGAAGAAACAGGCTCTGGCTTATCGGGAAAAATGTTGCCGACACCAACCACGCAGGAAGTGGAACACCCGAACATGAAGCTGACAAAGACTGGTCGCAGAATGTCAAAGGATGGGAAGAGCAGTCACAGTTTGAATTTGGCGGACACAGTGAAGATGTGGCCAACGCCAACAGCTTCACAGAGGGGAAGCAGAGCGACAGATTTGGTAGAGAGCAACACGACAGTAAGACGGAGGGGCAGTGGGCAGAAGAGAGGCATAGACTTACAGACCGTTGTTGGTTCTGGTCAACTGAACCCTCAATTTGTCGAGTGGCTCATGGGATACCCAGAAGGCTGGACAGACTTAGAGGATTAGGTAACGCCATCGTGCCTCAAATCGCTATGAACATTGGGATTGCGCTAAAAAGAACGCTGGAAAATTCAACATGAAGTTCAACAGCGACTTCGCTTTTGATTTGCAGATGGGTCAGGATGAGGAAATCTGGCTGGCTGATTTGCTGAGGGGTAAGACTGTTGAGGTCAAGCGTGACTACATTGCGGCCAGAACTGGCAACCTGTTTGTGGAGTTCTCAAGCAGGGGGAAGGCATCAGGGCTTGCAACTACGAGGGCAGACTTCTGGGCGTTTATTCTGGATGGTGAGAGGGTGATTATTGTGCCTACGCAATTCTTGCAACTACGAGCGAGGCAGGCATACAGGGAAGGCCGCACGGCTAGTGGCGGTGATAGCAACACCAGCGAGGGAGTGTTGGTAAGGGTAGAGGAGTTAGTGAAATGACGGATAGCATGATTGTGCGGAGCAGTCTGAAGGAAAACTTCAGCGTACTGCCAAACGAACTGCTGAATGATGAACGGCTTAGTGCAGAACAGCTAGGGCTGTTAGCGTACTTGCTTAGCAAGCCTAATGACTGGCAGGTGAGGGTGACGCAGTTAATGAACCGATTTGAGATAGGCAGGGACAAGACCAGACGGATTCTTGCAACTCTCGAACAGTATGGCTATGTGAAGCGAGATGTGGTCAGAAGGGAGGGCAAGTT